AGCGAATACGACAGGCACGCCTAGCGGTATTGTATCACCGATTAAAAACTTTTGTTCGGGTGCAGAGCCAACAAAGTATTTGTCGATCAGCAGGCTATCATCTAGCAGTGAGATTGGCTTTTTGACTTTGCTTTCGTGCGATTTGATGAATGCTTCTACGTTGAACTCTTGCTCAATGGCATCAGCAGCATCCCACTTTTCTTCTTGAGTTGATGGGATTTGCAGCATCAGAGTTGACTTTGCTCCAGCTTCTTTCGCTTGAGCTTCGACAATACCTGCTAGTCTTTTACCAGCAGCGTCATTATCGGGCCATAGGATTACGTTTTTGTTTCGTAATGGCGTGAAGTCGAACTTGGACGCGGTGTTTTCTGACAGCATACCAGAGCCACCGATGGTGCAAGTTGCAACGTATCCTAGCTGGCTAAGAGCATCTGCGCACTTTTCTCCTTCTACCCAGATAACTGTATCTGAGGTTAAAATGTTCGGGATATTGTAGAGAGGTCGAGGTTCTGGAATGCCCTGCCGCCCATTCATGAACTGACGGAACTGCTTTTTTGGCTTACCTGTGCTATCTAAGATTAGATCGCCTGTCTCGCTTTTGTCGAAATACTTTCTGACAGTTACAAGAACCTCACCGTTTTCATCCGTATATGTATATTCGTTTTCGAATGGCGTTCCCGGTCCAATAGTAGGTTTCACTGACTTTTGTTCGGGTTGTTGGAACCCGGCTGTTGTGTTTGTGACCTGAAAGTTTTGAGGATTGTTCGGCTTAATAATGTTTTCGGGTGCTGGCATAAACCGTTGTGGCAAATGATCCTGAAAGTATTCCGCTGTTTCTTCAATTGACCAACCCCTGCCTTCTTTTAGTATTTTGCTAATCCCACCGACACCATCGCCTGACTCAAAGTCTTTGCCGCTTAGGAACCACGGGCTATTTAAATCAATGTTGATACGCAGAGACTGTCCTCTTTCGCCCCTAAGTGATCCGAGCATGAAATCATTGCCGCGCCGAATGCCTTCGGGGTAAGTTTCGATCAGCGTACTAAGCTGAATATGCCGCGGCACTTCGCTTGAGATACGCTCTGCGACTTCTTTTGAACTATTGCCAAATCTTTTTATATTCATTATCTTGTCCTCATACCCAAACTATCCACTAGATATGGGGTCGCACTTCCACACGCGGCCCCATATCCTTTTACTCTTTCCAACATGTTTCCCTAAACTCGCACCACTTGCATAGGAAAAAATCTTTGCTTTGTGAGATACGAGGTAGAATGTCACCCGCTTTTGCAGCCGTCAAGATGTCCACAGCACGGTCACTCGCCTCTTGCGCGAGCTTGGCATCGTATGGCACTAGCTCATAATACACTTCAGAGGTGTTTTTGTTTACAACCGTAAATAGAGCGGGATGTCTGTTAAGGTCCATATACGTCTGATAGAGTGCGATTTGCGTGGCGTAAGTTGGGTTTGCCTTTGCAACCCCTTGGCGAACAAAGCCTTGAAACTTTTTATCGTTTGCTGACTTGCATTCCCACAGAGCGGGGTATTCCATAGCCACTGGGCCATCGCATACTACGCCATCTATATGACCGCGAATTTCGCCATCTGCGATAGAGAAACCGAACTGTTCACCGCCTTTGTCTTCTGTGCGCAAATCAAAGCCTGCGTCTCTGAGCCACTTAGCTGCATAGTCTTCAATCTCATGACCAAACTGAAAGATGCGCAATGTGCGTGCGCTAAATTCTTTGTCGGGATCAGTTGCATAATTAAGGTAGCGATACTGAATTTTGCGTCTGCATTCATCACCGATGCTTGATGCGCCGATGTATTTACGACGCTCACGCTTTTTGTTGTTGGCAACGATAGCTTTGTCTACAGCGTCCTTGATGCTCTCTGCTACTGGATCAATCCTAGAATGGGATTGAAGTAGAGGGCCAAGTGCCTGTTGACTTAAAGTAGGTTTCTTCAAGGTTTCCAATGTTTATCTCCGCTGCTAGACGTTGTGCTTCCTGTATGCCAAATATCAGTGTGTGAACTTGATCCTCTGTTAAGTCAGAGAAGCGCGTGTCCCAACCGAACTTGCCTAATATGTGTGCCAATTCGTCGATTGGCTTTGGTGGTGGTGGTACTGTCAATGTCTTGTTTCCTCCGTTGACCCGAACAATTCTATGACTTCGTTGATTAGCTCCGGGTCTGCATCTTTGTTTCTGAAGCCAATGTTTAAAACTTCTTGTCCCTCTATCATGACAGTCGCAGTGCCAAACAAGACTTCTTTTTCAGCTTCTTCGATATGATCTTGGATCACTTCGTTCGCTGCGCTTTGCACCTCAATCATATTTGATGGGTCGTTGACCCAGCAGACCATCTCATATTCAGAAGTCTCGACGTTATTGTCTTCTTTTTCTGCGAACATGAGATACATTTCAAATCGAGGCATCGTCATCCCTTCTCCGCGAATTCCCCGCCCAAGCTGGAATACGCGGCTTTATCAATCCACGAGTCTTCGTGGTCTATGGTGTTTAGGATACGCGAAGTTTTCAACCAGTCCATCATTAAAGCAACATGCATGGGTGTGATTTCCCCGTGCGTTAGAAGTGCGCTGCGCAGGATAATGTTCCATCCCTCTGCAATCCTGAAGTGATTTTCGTATGCATCACCGTAGTCTTCGGCCCGTTTCCCATTCACAAGTTGTTCGGCTTTGTTAAGAATTTCTTCGCGTTTCATTGTACCCGCACCTTTGCTTCTGCTTTTTTATATTCGTGATCAATGACCCTTTTATTCCAGAAATAGTTAAGGGTGCAGTTGGCCCTATACTTTGTCCAAGAGAAGTCCATTGGGCTAACTTCGATGCCTTGTGCGCGTAGCAGTCGCTTTTGCGTGTCGCTTGCGCCCTGACTTAGCCATCTTTTGTTTTTGTTTGCCGCGTTGCTTTCTTCGATTTCACGCAAGAAGTCATCAGACGCTGCCATTGCTTGAACCTTTTCGCCAATCGAAACAACGCGCACTCTGCCGTTAGCTGGCTTGACGAATGCAATCCAATATTGATCGTTCAGCTTTGCTACGAGGCAAAAGCCGTTGAAGCCCCCTGCCATCATGACAGAGCCTTTTCCAAATGGGTCGATCCACATGAACGGCGAGATTTGCAGCAAATCGTATTCTGTCATAACGAAAGAATCCAATTGGCTCTTTTCTTTTGGTTGGAATACATGCCCGCAGATCGGGCATTCTCTAACCCGCGCATGCACTTCGGCTTCGCAGTCGGGACAAACCTTTGTTGGCGCTTCGCCCTCTTGTGACTTTTCTCTGCCATCCAAGTCAGCCGCGTCATCAATGCTACCATGCGTAATAACGCTGGTGCCAAAGTCCATAACGATGCAATCGGTTTTTAGGATGTCGGGATAAATCTCTGGATCAATGATGCGTAATCCACGCCCAATCATTTGAACCATTGTGCCTTTCTGAGAGCACGGTCTTGTTAGGATCACGCATGACACTGGAGGCGCGTCAAATCCTTCTGTGAGCACCGCTACGTTCACGACTACCTGCAAGTCACCAAACTCCAGATCGTGCAGCATTTGCGCTCTTACGGCCTTGTCAGTCTCTCCTGTGACGTAATCGGCTTTCACGCCATCTGCCACGAACGCATCACAAAGATGTTCGGCATGTTTAACTGTGGAGCAGAATACGACAGTTTTACGATCACTAGCTTTTTCTTTCCATTCCCGAACAATTCTGTCGTTAATGATTTGGTGATCCATGATTTCCGCGACTTCTTCCATGTCATATTCTTTGCCGCGCTTGGTAACATTCTCCAGTTGGCTATTGACGCCAAGATCAATGACGAATGTTTTGGGGCGAACGAGGAAGCCTTCGTTAATCAGACTTGAGATTTCGATTTGGTGAGAGCAGTTGTTAAAGACGCCGCGCAATCCTTTGCCATCACCGCGGTTTGGGGTGGCTGTAAAGCCTACGATTTCCGCATGCTCATTGTCTTCAAGTACAGCGTCGATCACCTTTCGATATGTGGGAGCCGCTGCATGGTGGCCTTCATCAATAACCACCATGTCGAATTTAGGACGGTCACGCAGATTGCGTTCGCGGGAGATTGTTTGCACCATTGAGAAAACGGCTTCGCCATCCCAATGCTTTACTGTGCCATTGACGATGCTTGTCGTTAGGAAAGGGTTTACCTTTTCAAACTTCTGCTTGTTTTGATCAACAAGCTCATCGCGGTGTTGCACGATCAAAACTCTTTTGCCCTGCTTGTGGCGCTTGCCTACGAGCGCGGAGAGCATGATTGTTTTGCCTGCCCCTGTTGGAGCTACAACGAGAGTGTTCTTGTGCTTATCCAACGCGCTACACGCGTCAGAGACAGCTACCTCTTGGTAGGGTCTTAATAACATGATTGTACCTATTTGCTAGAATAGTGTGGGGGGTTCGCGGCCCAAGGCCCCCCGAACCTTGGTCTAGCAGGCGCGGAATGGCCCTGCCGCTAGATTACTTGTTCGCCCATGCAGGAACCGCGCCAGAATTTTGCGGAGCCTGTGGTGGCTGTTGCATTCCCTGCGCAGCGATTGGTGTTTGCTGCATGGGTGCATTGCCTTGAGCAAGATACTCGCTGCTATTCGGAGTCAGCGCAGCCATTAGTTGGTTGCTATCCGAATATCCGTTCGTACCTTTCTTGACGCCAATCTTAGCGCAAATCTCCATTCCGTTCAAGTCGAACATGCCAGAGATATTACGATTCTGCTGTGCCTGTGGCGACACGTCAGCAGGGTCGATAGCGCGTGCGCTTTCAACGATTGACTTGAGCGTGCGCAGGCCAATTTCTTTGGCGAGCGGCATTCCGCTATCACCCATTTTGTCACCATCCACAAAGATGCTGTGCCAAAA